CGCTCCCATGGTGTGTGAGATAAGCGGTGTGCGGCCCTTTAATGTCGGCAGCATTGTAGTACACCTGTCGGTAAGCACTACGTATGTCATTTTTTGTAACTGACACGGGCAATACAACAGCACTATCGTCACCTTTAGCTGTTAAATCATAAGATTGCGTGTCTAAAAATAATAATTCTTCACAAATGTAACGCTGAAAACAGGCTGTGACAACAGTGTTGAAGAAAGTGGTATCGCTACTACCTGAAAATACCTCCCCAACCATGTTGCAACTGCCTAGTGTCTGTGACAAACCATTCTCATAATACGTAGCGCGTATTTGAGTATTGGCTTGTCTGACATGGAATTGCCATTGTTCAACTGTTACGTGTTTTACTTTATCATCTAATAGGCCATAAATTTTGAAGCCTATAATTTCTTTAATTCGTTGTGTAACTGATCGGTCCATGCCTGAAATGTCAGTTTGCACAACGCGGGTTAAACCTTTTGATTTCCATTTGTCATATAGTTGACCGGTTTGTAACCAGGTTTTCCCGCCTCCGTAGCCTTTAAATTTCTTGAAATATTGTTCAAGAGAATATATAATAGGGCCCATAACGTATTTGTGTTCAGCACACATTGCTGAAATGGCACGGTTTTTAGGTAAACCGTCTTTGTCATCTTGCTTTTCACACTTGCAAAAAATGACACAATACTTGCATTGTAAATTGTCCAAATTGACTGTATCCATTTCATTTTGCTGTTGTGTTGTCAAATGGTTGTACCAAACAGCATAGCTATAATCAAAGTCAATTAGCAATTCTTCTATTTCATGCATTATGACGCTATCAAAATATTTTTCAAATTTACATAAGAAAGCATCATTGGGTCCTGGCGTTGCTGTACACTGTCTACGGACGGCAGCGTAAAGATTAGCCATACATCTATCATAATAAATAATGTTAGGTGCTGTACAAGAAACTGGAGCAATCTGTACTACTGCTACATTTTCGTGTTTTAATTTAATATTACTTACATTGTTTTTACATAATATACTGTTAATGTATGCGCATGTAGGGTATTGCATAGCATTAAATGTCCATTTAGTGTTTAAACTAATTAAACCATATAATCCAGGTTGATGTTCTTGGGACAAACAAGACTTATATACAACTCCTGGATAGTGCCAATGTTGACGTAAGTCCACACTGGCACCTAAAGACCTATTTCATAAATCGGGCAAATGCCCGCTCCAAGACTCAGCTTTAGTATTGAGGTCAAGGTTACCATAATTAACTGTGCCCATATTGATGCCACAAGGGTTCCACAATGTTATGCGTAACCTAACGGCACGGCGGAAACCGTAATCATGCCAAGCCTGCCAGAATGATCTATAAGGTAGTAGGTTTTTCTTTAAAGCATCATCGGTCATTAAGCCTAGTGCCGATTTTTGCAAAGTCACACCCATTGATTTTAACAATGTTATTTGTTTTAACAAAAACTCTGCTATTAACAAAGCCATGTCAGCTGTGACTAGTATGTTTGCTTTTAATATATATGCTTTAAATATTCTATCAATAACCTCCTCTACGCTTGGTGCCCATAAATTTTGGGCTAATAGTGTGTTGATCACTTTGACATTGGCAACGCACACAACGTCACCTATTTGGAACTCATAGGTCCCATTTTTGCTAATAACTTTCATAACACAGGTTGGTGTACTCCGTAATGATATGTACACATCATAGTTTTTTGTGTTAGGATTCATCTCACCAACCATGCCCTCTTTTGTAACCTCTGTACCTTGAGGTGTTGTTCGTGTTGTAAAAGTTTTTAATTCTTTAACTTCTACTGGTTTTTCAGCCACGTCTTCGAACTTAACTAGTGGCTGCTGTGTGGCTGGGTTTGTTGGTGTCAAGTTTTTGTCAACTAGATCGTTTACCTCGCGCATATATGCGTCCAATGTTGCTGCGTCGTATCTATAAGTTGTCTTGACCTTATTAGCTAAAATTTTACGTGCTTCAGCGTGACCGGTTTTAATACAATCGTCTAAGCAATCAACATGATTATAGTTAATACAATGTTTGTAAGGACAATCGTAATCGAATTGTTTATGTTTGGCCATTGCTGAATTTGCATCCGCTTTATTTTTCCCTAATGGATGCACGTGGTGGTATGGTATATTGCAATCTTTGCAATAATGTACGTGACCTTCACCAACGTTGTTCAACAATTCTTTGAAATCATTGATCTCGTGATTTTTACTGTTGCCCAATTTGAATTTTTGATATAACTCAGGGTCAAACATTTTAGTGGCACCAACGGGCATCACGTTGCCGTTGTACTTAGCTATTGCTAAATTAAAAGCATCAGCGGCATCGTCATAACAATACGTTTTGCCAGTTATTTTAAATGCTTGTGCATCTGCGTAAGTTCCATTGGGTTCAGCTTTGAAAGTTATGGTAGCTGAAGCCCCAGTGTAAATACGGTTATATACGGTAAACTTAAAACCATATAAGTTGGCCTTGTTGGCATTGAACAAAGCACTAAAACAATCTGTATGTACATAATGAGCCTCTAAATCATTTGCCTCATTATCAGGTGAATAAACAATGCCATTATTATTGGCTGTACGATACCAACTGCCTTGATCATGCAGTTCATTGTTATAATTTACACGTATGCGCCCACCAATGCAATCAGGGTCAAAAACTTGAGCAATGCCGAATATGGTCTTTTGATCAGTCTTCTTCCAAGTGCGGATAGTTTTAAAAATATCGGGCTGGTAAACATCATTTATAAAAAAGAAATCGGCATGAGATGCACAATAACATTTTTCAAAATAATGCTTACACATGGTATTACCATTTTTTCCAGCTATTAATTTGGCGTTACTAGTAATAGTTTGGAAATTGCGTTTATAACAGATTGACAATCTGTCCTGGTCTTTCAAAGTCACAATTGGTCTATGACAATGAGTAGCCCTATCCAATAGCATTGGCGTACGGGCATTACCATACAAGTCTTTAAGGACTGCTTTGCTTGGGATATGATCCCTAATGGTCATATGTTGTGCATATCGCAAAGCTGCGCAATACTTGTGTTTATTTTCATTTGCGCGTCCCTGGTTGAGTGACTGGGTTATAAAATTGTTTATATTGACTTGTTTTGTGCCATCTACATGCTTGATAACTGGTAACTTCGTTTTAAGTACAATGAGTTCCACTGACTCCTCATGCTTGACGGCATTAACCATTTGCGTGGTTGGTAGTTCAATGCTGATAGCTAAAGAACGTTCTTGTTTATCCTCGTCAACTTTAAACAAATCTTCAACGCAATTTGACGTTACAGCACTCCATTCTATGGTTCGTTCATTCAGTTGTGCTGTGGCCACATCAACACGCTTAATTGTGGGTTTACCGCTGTTCAATTTCTTGACAGGTGCGATGATTTCAGTCGCAGTTAATTCAATAAAGCTCTTAGGACTATCTTGTCGATATTTTTCATTTTCCTCATAAAGAGCTATTTTGTTTCTTTTCATAGTTCTGCGATCAACCTCAACGTTTTCAGCGCGCTTTTCAACTGCATAATTTTGCATATGATTAACCATGATTTCCAAAGCGTCTGAATAAGCATCCAACTTAACTTGATCAACATCAAGAGCTTGTTGATGACTCGTGATGATGCAAGGTTTGGTTGTGACGGCGATTTCTATTGAATTGTCTATTGCTTCAATAGCCGCGGCTGCCTGTTGAATTTCACTATTCACAGCCTCGCTGAATATCACCATGGGCAAGTTGTTACACTGTCCTCCCTTGGCTGGTTCAGTCTGCACAGCTTGTTGTGTTACGATTGCAAGCACATCATCTTTGGCAGCGTTATCTTTAATAGACCCTTGCTCTTTGTGATAGAAACTAGCAACAATAACCTCAAAACTCAAATTATCGTCATTCTCTGTGGCAGAATTACCTTTAGGCTCTTGCTCTGTGGAATGATCAACATTTAAAGTTCTGATAATGCTGTCGTCACAAACGGATTCGTTGATGGACTCCGCCTGCTGGTGAAAATTAACACTAAAATTTCCAATGTCGCAATTCAATACTGACGACACTGAATCAATATCATGTTGATTCTCGATAGTGTGGTGTAAACTAGCCGTTACGTCCAAGGCTAATACTTCAATACTGTAACACTTAGCTACAGCTTCTATTTCCTTTGCTGGTATAACAAGGGGTCCACACTTGACGTCTTTTTCGTGAGTAAAGTCGTCAATGCATTCAATAACGGAATGCATGTCTTGTTTATTATTGAATAATGTACCGTAATCGAGTTCAAAATCCCCGAAACTATGTATGATAGCATCATCAAGAGTACCATCCATTATCAACTCGGCCTCAGTTTTAATTTTACTAAAGCAGCACGATAAGAAAATATGTGAAAAA